TGAAAAAAGAGTAGACGCAGTAGAATCAGACACTGCAATTAAGAAGTCCTCTGACCTTGGCGGGTCAACAGGAGTAACAATCAAAAAATCAAAATGGAACGGCACTTTCCTCGGTTCCGTTAGCGAATTAACAAAATAAGGGTATGGTGAAAAACTAATGAGTAATGAACTATTAGCAAAAGCAGCTGAAGCAGGCACAACACTAACAGGTGGAATGACTGGCGCAGCAAACCCTACCGACGGAATTCACGTAGGTTCCGAGGGTAAGGGAGGCTTGCTCAATCCTGAGCAATCCGCAAGATTCCTAGATTACATGTTCGATGCAACAGTAATCGGTAAGGTAGCACGTACAGTTCGAATGAGAGCTGACACTACAGAGATTGATCGTATCGGCGTCGGAGAGAAGCTTATGAAGCTTGCATCCGAAGCAGAGAACACTGGCTCAAACGCAGCAGTACAGTTCTCAAAGATTTCTCTCACAACAAAGAAGCTTCGCCTAGATTGGGAACTTTCAACTGAGTCTCTAGAAGACAACATTGAAGGTGCAGATCTAGAAGATCACATTGCAAGACTGATGGCAACACAGGCTGGTAATGACCTAGAGGACGTAGTCCTTAACGGTAACACAGCTCTATCTTCAGATAACCTATACAAGGCATTTGATGGTATTGTCAAGATTGCAAAGACAAATGGTCGTGTAGTAGCTGGAGCGGGCGCAAACGTGTCTCGTGACATCTTCAACAAGGCACTAAAGGCTATGCCACGTAAGTACAAGCAGCGTCGTCCAGACCTACGCTTCCTTGCAGGCTCAAACCTAATTCAAGACTACTTGTACTCAACATCACAGAACATCCAGAACGTTAACCCACAAGATATTGCTTCAAGCATTATCCGTGGAGACCAGGGTGGTCTAGGTGGTCCAGCAGGATATGTGGCACCATTCGCATTTGGTATTCCAATTGTTGAAGTTCCACTACTTAAGGAAACACAGACAGGTTCATATGCAACACCAACAGGAGAGCACGGAGACGTCCACTTGACATTCCCAAATAACGTTGTTATTGGTATCAAGCGTGATGTAACTGTTTACCGCTTCTTCTGGCCAAAGAAGGACTCAATCGAATATACAATGTATACTCGTGTGGGTACCCAAATTGAGCAGGCAGATGCATGGGTAGTCGTAAAAGACGTTAAGGTTGCTTCTTAATTAAATAAGAAATAACTACCGAAAGGCCCCCAATTAATTTTGGGGGCTTTTCATTTTAATTTTATAGTGCTATAATTTATATACATACCAAAGGAGTATACACATGTCATTTGACACACTTAAGGTCAAAGATCTAAAGACATTAGCAGCGGACTTCGCAGTTGATGTTGATGGACTAAAAAATAAAGCAGATGTTATTGCAGCCCTAACAGAAGAAGGAGTAACTTGGTCAGTTTATCAAGGTACACTCAAAAACATAGAGAACGCAAAAGAAGATGCAGATGAAATTCTTCCTAGACTTGATCCAAATCAAAAGCTTGATGAAGATATGGTTCTTGTAAAGATGGATCGACCAAACTACAGATATGATGCACTTGGATTTACATTCACGATTGAGCACCCATTTGTAGCAATGAAGCCAGATTTGGCTCAAGAAATTTTTGATAAGGAGGAAGGGTTTAGATTGGCTACACCTAGAGAAGTACAGGAGTACTACAACTAAGCCTAATACATGGCAGAGATATACATAAACACAAGCACGGCAGCAACAACAAAACTTTACGTAAAAGGTGAAGCTGTAACGCCAACATCATCAGTAGTTGTAAAATTCTATGACATAACTGGAGATCCGCTTGTTTCACCACAAATTAGCCCCTCATCGATTGTTGCAACTGTAACAGCAGAAGCAAGCGAAGTTGATCAAGGATCCTTTAGTGCTTATCTGCCAGTGCAGCATGCAACAAGAAATAGAAAGTTTAAGTTAGTATGGGATTGGCAGTTCAACTCAGTTGAATACTCCACTACAACTTACCTAGATGTTGTTACTCCATACGTTGATATTCAAGAGGCAGCTCAAGAGATGGGTCTTGGTTCAGATGCAAATGATCCAAGTCATAAAACATACCAGGAATTAAAGCTAGCGGAAAGATATGCTAGAAACATAATTGATGGACATACTGGGCAAAAGTTTTATTTGCATGATGATAGCTTTTTTACGATAGGAAGTGATTCAGATACACTTTCAATGCCTAAAAAAATAAATCGGCTACATACGCTACATGCCAATGATGAATTGCTTATAGACAATATCAATAACATTAATAATGTTGGAATATCTGTTGAAAATACAGTAAGCGGTTTTGGAATAAGAGCAAGCCATACATCATTATTAGACAATGATGTATATATTGCAAATGGAATGGTTCCGCCATCTATCAATGATTTATCTCCAAATATTTTTAGAAGATCAAAGTCGTACAAGGTTTATGCAAGATTTGGTTGGGACTATGTACCAAATGAAATTAGAGATGCAGCAGTTGAACTAATGAAGATGTACTTTGCAAAAGATCGTATATGGAGAGAAAGATATGTTAAAAAGATATCTACAACAGACTGGGATTTTGAATATTCTTCAGAGGCGTTTGGCGGAACTGGATCTTCTTACGCAGATAAACTTCTAGCAGATTATGTTATAACACAAATGGTATTGGTATAATGTTTGAAATAGTTGATGGTTTAATGACCATGAAAATGGATGTCTATCGTCAATCTGAACGGCAAGATCCAAATACTGGTGCAATGGTTAGAGAGTTTTCTTATATAAAAACAATAGACTGCTATGCTAGAGGAGTAATTACAGAAAGCCGAAATAGATCTAACGATAGCCAAAAGTTTTCAAACAAGTATTCAAATAACCAATATATAGAGGTCAGAACATCTGAAAGGCTAACTGCCAGAGATAAGGTTAAAAATATTGTTGATGTTAATGGTAAACCAATTTGGTATGAGTTAAACTATCCAAACGATACCGACACAGTGTTTGATGTTATAGGAACAACTCCAATAGCAGAACCATTTGGAAATGTCGTTGGGTATAACTCATCACTACAAAGAGCGGAGAATCAGCAAATTGGCATCTGAAATTTTAGCTATTAAAGCAGCAAGCGGTCTAGTTAGCTTAATGTCTAACAAGCCCGCAAGCGGTGCTATAAAAGATAGCACAGTAGCTCAGATATCTGCAGCATTATTTTATAAAACAAATGTTATGGCAAAGCTAGCATCAAATCCTCAATTTCAATCTGCATTTAGAAATATAATTTTTGATCAGTTGCAAGTTGATTTTGGAGACTACATTGATGCAAAATCAAGAACTTCACCAAAGTCTTTTCACCACGTTTATGAGTGGGGTAGAATTGGCGAAGATGAAGCAAGACTATTTAAACTAAAAAAGCTACCAGCAGATGGACTATCTCTAAAAGTTAATTATGAATTGACTGACTCTAAATCTTTTGTACCATCTGAAAATTCTAATAATAAACATGTCTTTGTAAAAAAGGCTGAAATAATGGAGCAGGGAAAGACTGTAGTTATTGCTCCAAGATTTTCAGAAAGACTTGTTTTTGATATAGATGGATATACTGTATTCATGCCAAAGGGACAATCGGTTACTGTTAGAAAGCCAGGCGGAGCGGCAACTAAAAATGCATTTTTTGCACAGTATAGGTATTTCTTTACTGGACAGCTAGTCAACATGTCAATAAAAAAATCGGGATTTCAAAGATTATTTAACTCATCATTATCTAGAGCATTAGGTGTTCCAGCACAAGTTAGAACAGTTAAATATAGCTTCTCGCCAAATCAGCTGGCAAATGAAGCAGAAGCTGCCACATCAGCAGCATTTGCGAGGTTCGTAAATGGCTAATTATAAATTAGATTCAATGTTTGAAATAAGAAAGTTTTTATGGAACAGACTAACTTGGCTTGGCATATTTGACGAGAATGATTATTATTCAGACAACCTAGGCGAAGCCCTTATCCCAATAGTACCAGTTCAACAACAGCCAGAAATGAATCAATTCTTAAGCGGCAAGAAGCACATAGTCTACGACAAGGTAGGAATGTCCTATGAGAATAACTGGATGATATGTTGCGAGCAAATCCTATTAACCCTATATTCACCAGACATCTTGGATATTGTTGAAATAAGAAACTTCCTAACTGATGAATTTAGAAGAATGGATGAGTCTGCCAGAGATGTCAATAAATGGACGGGATTATCAGATAAGTTCAAGTTTCATAGCATCCAGGTAGCAGACATATCATCTACATCACCATCAGAAGAGATCCAAGGATTCTATGCAGCAGATGTAGTATTGGAGATAAAATACTCCAGAATACTGGATGGCAAAGGCAGGTTTGCCTAGTTTGCCTTTTATAAGCTAGTAGAGTAAAATTAGAACAGAGGAAAGGGCCTAGCCAGCCAAATATATATATTAATTTCATATGAAATCAGGAGGAAATACAATTATGGCATATCAAAATACAGGTGACGCTAAGAATATTCTTGTTGGCGCATCACCACTATTTTTGTCAGTAGAAGACTCAACAACATCAGGTTACAACACAAACATGGAAGCGGGACTAGCGAAAGCTTTCGTTGCAGATAAAAACCGTCTTGTACCAGCATTTGTAGAAGCAGAGTCTTATACTACAACACTAAACAAAGTTTTACCAGTTACAGCAGCTACACAACAGACAACACCAACAGAGGCAAACCCTCTAAAGGGTGCAGCATACCGTAACGTTGGTTACACAAATAACGGTCTTCAGATCAGTTACCAACCAACATACGATTCTGTAACAGTTGATCAGCTTCTAGATACAGCTAAGCTATTTAAATCTGCAATGCAGGTTCAAATTTCAACTGAAATGGCAGAAGGAACCCTAGAAAATATTCTTGCAGTATTTGGACAGAAGTCAGATACACTAAAGCCAAAGAAGGGTGGAACTCCAGAAGCAGTCCTAACAGGACTAGCAGCAGAAGATCACCTTGGCCTAGAAGCAGGTGCACTTGGTTCAGCTCCAACAGAGCGTCAACTAATTGCAATTGGACAGGCTCCAACATCAGAAGCAGCAGAAACTGAGCGTGTATACTATGCACGTCGTGTTTTGTCTGTTGAGCAGTCACAGTTCTCTTTGGCTCGTACAGCAGCAACAACATTCCCAGTAACATTCCGTCTTCTACCAGACGGTAATTATGCTGGTTCAGAATACGGTAAGATTATTGACCGTGTACTAAGACTAAACTAATTATATAAATAATTATAAGTAAAGCCTCCAAGAAATTGGGGGCTTTACTGTTGTATCCGTATAATGGTTATGCTATAATAATTTAGACGATCCTTAAGGAGGATAAATTGGCAACAACAGTATATGATGTAGAAGAGATTGAA